CTCCCGCCGGTGGCGGTGGCGGTGGCTGCGGTAATGGAGCCGGAGGATTATGCTCAGGCGGTGCCGGTGCAGGGGGCGGAGGAACTGGTGCTACAGCCGCATGGTCTGGCGGCGGCGGCGGATGCGGAAACGGCGGTGGCGGCGGTTGCACCGGTGGAAACGGTGGAAAATCTCAATTTGCTTCCGGTGGACCTGGTTCAGCACCTTCAGCGAACCGTTCTGGCGGTGGCGGCGGTGGAGCAGGGTTAGAAGCCGGTGGTAAAGGCTGTCGTGGCGCTGGTGACCCTTGCGTTGCTGGCGGAATTTGTGCCGGTGGTGGCGGTTGCGGTGATGCAACAAACACATCCTGTACAGGAGCGAACGGTGGCCGTGGAGACGTAACATTTTTCTGGGTGGCTCCTTAATGGAAAAAAATATGTATGCAGCTATTAAAGACGGAAAGGTAATGAGAGTTTTCTCTCTTTCTGATTCTTCGCTTTGCGAAGTTAAAAGACATCACAAGGTTGGTAGATACTACGATCATTTTGTTGAAATAAAAGAGGATCAAGAACCTCCTTTAATCGGATGGGTGTTTGATGGAGAAAACTTTTTTCCTGCGCCCCCCGCGCCTGGGGTCGAAGTTCTAGAGGAAAAACCCCTGGAAATAGAACCTTTACCCGAACATCCAGAGTTTGAAGAAACTAAAAAAGCTCTTGTTAATATGAAGCGAGAGTTGATGGATCGAGAACATCGTATTTCTCAGTACCGTCGCGCTTATCGTAAATATCGAAAATCAGCGGTACGAGAGAAAGACGTTTTTCAAGAAAAAATCAATGAGTACGAACAGCTCCTTGCGGGATTTAAAGAGTCTGAAGATTTTTTAAGAAAAAAGAATCTTGAACTTATTCAGGAATCTAGAGCCTTAAAAGATGAACTTCAGAGAGCTTTGAATAAGCCAGTAGAACTTGTCTACAAAGAAGTTGTTAAAATCGAATACCCTCCGAGTTTATGGCAGCGAATTAAGAACTGGTGGAATAGCTAATGTCAGCAAAGATAGTCACGACGGGGTACACGCCCCGTCCTCTTCAGGCTAAAATTCACAGGGAGCTAAAACGCTTTAATGTACTTGTGTGCCACCGTCGTTTCGGAAAAACCCACCTGGTTTTAAACGAGATGATTGATCGCGGTTTGCGTAATCCTTTAAGAAATCCACAGTACGCCTATGTTGCTCCGACGTACGGGCAAGCTAAGCGTATCTCATGGGATATTTTAAAAGATTATGTAAAAAACATACCAGGAGTTGAAATCAATGAGAGTGAGCTTCGTATTGATATCCCTCGTCCCAGTAGTGCTGATCGCGTACGTTTTATCCTGCTTGGGGCTGAGAACCCAGGAAGCGTACGGGGCATCTATCTTGACGGCGTTATACTGGATGAATTTGCCGAAATGAACCCGGAGATCTGGACGTCGGTTCTACGGCCAGCTTTAACGGATAGAAAAGGGTGGGCCATCTTCATTGGTACGCCGAAAGGTCAGAATCATTTTTATGAGATATACCAATCAGCTAAAGAAAAGGCAGCGGGAGAAGACTCCGATTGGTACACGGCAATCTTTAAGGCATCAGAGACAGGAATTGTTGCGATTGGTGAGTTGGAGGCCGCCCGTGCGACAATGGCGGATAACGAATATGAGCAAGAATTTGAATGTTCATTTTCTGCAGCCCTTGTCGGAGCGTTCTTCGGTAAAGAGATGGAAAAGGCGGAAGCAGATGGTAGGGTGGGTGCTGTACCCTACGATAGGATTTTACCTGTTATTACTGGCTGGGATCTTGGCATCGACGATACAACCGTGATTTGGTTTGCGCAGATTCATTACAAGGAAATAAGACTTATTGATTATTTAGAGGAGGGGGGCCAGGGGCTCGACTACTATGTGAAGGAACTCACGAAGAAGGGTTATAACTACGCTTATCATATTCTTCCTCACGACGTGAATGTCAGAGATCTGGTAACAGGAAAGACCCGACTTGAGTCCTTAAGGTCCATGGGCCTTAAAAACATTCGCGTAGCGGATAAGTTAGACCTTGAAGACGGCATAAATGCTGCTAGACTTTTAATAGGGAAATCATGGTTTGACGCGACTAAGTGTAAAAGGGGCATCGAGGCTCTTAAATCTTACGAGCGTAAGTGGGACGCTAAGAATAAAATAATGCAGCAAAAGCCGCTCCACAACTGGGCTTCGCACGGAGCGGATGCGTTTAGATACTTGGCGGTGGGGATTAGGGAAAATTCTCCAACAGAGGATACTAAAAAAGCTTACCCGCGTATGTCAGAAACTGACTATAGCGTGGTGTGAGGAGTTCACGGATGAGTTCAAATGGACGTATTGGAAGCGCACGGTTTAATAATATAACTGAAGACTTAGGTGATTTTATTGAACGACAGACCCGCGATATCGGGCGGAGTGATGACAATCCCAATGTTCTTGACGAAGAGGAGGCTGACTTTTTGCGAATGAGTGGTTTTAGCGGAGAAGCTGACCGCATTCAGGGAGAGCAGCAGGCACGCGCTGACGCGGCCGCGGAAGAGGCAAATCGTCAGGAACGAATTAAAAATGTTCTTGAACAGGGAGCCAAAAGACGAAGAGTGGCCCCCGGAATTAAGGCAACTTTGATTAACCCCATGGAAGATACAAATAACCCGGGTAATACGCTTATTACTATTGCGAGGCGATAATGGCTAAGAAGGCCGAACCGAAAAAGAAAAAAGATCGACTGACGGTTGAGCAGATTATTAAAAAAGTTTCCTATCTCAAGGGTGAGCGGGGAACGTGGGAATCTCACTGGCAGGAGGTAACTGATTTTATTCATCCTCGTATGAACACAGTAACCAGCGATAAATCCCCCGGGACTAAGCGTACGTTTCAAGTTTTAGATAATATCGGAATTCATTGTAACGAACTTCTTGCGGGAGCCCTGCAGGGACTTTTAACAAATCCAGACGGCCAGTGGTTTGAACTTACCACCGGAAGTTTAGAGATGGATCAGAAGGACTCTGTCAGAACCTGGATTCAGAAAACCGTAAGGGCGATGCACAACGTACTTAATAACTCTAATTTTCAGACTGAGGTACACGAGCTGTATATGGATCTCTGTTCTATTGGTACAGGGAACATGCTCGTGGAGGAAGACGAAGAATTTGTTGTCAGATTCTCTACTAAATTTATTCGTGGCTATTATTTAGCCGAGAATAGCCGTGGAATCGTAGACCAAACGTACCGCGAGTGGAAGTGGAACGCTGCCCAGATTGTTGAAGAGTTTGGTCTTGAGAATGTGGGTGAAAAAGTTCAGAAAATGTACGAAGAAGGAAAAGAAGATAGGATTTATGTTATTCATGCGGTCTACCCAGAAACTTTGGTAGACTCTGAAGCAAAATCAAAAATGCCTTTTATTTCTCAGTATATTTTACCAGAGTACAAACACGAGATCGGCGAGCCAGAGAGATTTCGCCAGCTTCCGTACTTAACCCCCCGCTGGAGTAAAGCCAGTGGCGAGGTTTACGGAAGATCCCCTGGGATGAGGGCACTCCCAGAGGTTAAAGTTCTTAATAAAATGAACGAGACGATGCTTAAAGGCGCTCAGAAAGTTGTCGATCCGCCGATTCAACTTCCGGACGATGGCTTTGTTATGCCAATAGCCACTATTCCTGGGGGGATTAACTACTACCGATCCGGATCTACGGATCGCATTGAGCCAGTTTTTAATGATACAAGAATTGACTTCGGCTATCAGGCTATGCAGGATCGAAGACAAAGGGTAAAAGACGCATTCTATGTAGATCAGTTGAAGCTTCAGATGGACCAGAAGTATATGACGGCCACTGAGGTACTTCAGCGTACTGAAGAGAGCATGAGGCTTTTAGGGCCATTGCTCGGTAGGATGCAGTCTGAGTTTTTAAGACCACTTATTGAAAGGGTTTACGCTATTATGCTTGACCGCGGCCAGATTGATCCAGCTCCGGCGGAACTTCAAGGACGCGCTCTTGATGTTCGTTACTCTTCTTTGATTGCTAAATCACAGAGAGTGGCTGAAACGAATAATATCATCAAGGCCTTTCAAACAGTCGCTCCATTTATTCAGATGGACCCCAGTGTTGCGGATAACTTCCAAGGCGATAATGCCGTTCGCGTAATTGCTGCGAATTTAGGCTTGCCACAGGAAATGATTAGAAACGTAAAAGAACGAGATAAAATTCGCGCCGCACGCGCCAAGGCACAAGAGGAAGCACTTAAAGCTCAGAAGGAAGTTCAGGAATCTGAGAACATGAAGAATGGTGCTGAAGCTCTTGAGAAAATGGGAGCCGCTGGTTAATGGCTAAGAAAAAATCAAATGCGGAACGTCAGGTGTCCACCATCAAGGCGTACCAGTCAGTATTTTCTGGTCCTTTGGGACTTCAGGTTCTTCACGATATGATGGATGCCCATGGCATGATGAGGAACACATACAACGGAAGTGTAAACGATATGTTGATTAAAGAAGGCGAAAGGCTAGTGGTTTTGAGAATTTTAAAAAAATTGAATATGAACGTCCAGGAACTTAGAGAAAGGATTGAAGATTATGAACGTCAGATGGGAGAATAAAGTCTTAAGGAATCAGGCAGGCGGAGGAGACGGCAGTGGAGGGGCCCAAGGAGGGGGAGGAAGTAGCATTATTAATGCACCTGATGGAGGGAGCGGGGCTGGTGCTTCCGGCGGGGGCTCAAATCCTTCACCTTGAGCAACTGGCAACAACGCGCCCGCTGGAAACCCTAATCCTGGTGGGGCTGCCGCGGGGCAAGGCGGTAACGATTGGCGATCTCAGTTGTCTCCTGAGCTACAGGCTGATGCCACGCTCGCAAAGTTCGGATCAATTCCTGCCCTGGCCGGAGCTTACGTCAACCTACAAAAATTAATCGGCAAAGACAAAATTGTTGTCCCCGGAGAAGGAACCACTGACGACCAGTGGAAAGAAATTTTTGAAAAGCTAGGAGTTCCAAAAGAAGCCAAGGATTATGCGGTTAAATTTAAAGACGGTGTAAAGTTAGACCAAAAATTTACAGAGGACTTTAAGGCTAACGCCCATAAACTTGGAATTCTACCGAAGCAAGCGCAGGCGCTGGCCGACTGGTTTTCGGATATTAATTTAAATTCTACGAAGGCGGAAGAAGACGCGTACAAGCAACAGGCAGAAAATAACGTTAAGAATTTGAAAGCGGAATGGGGCGCGGCCGCTCCGGTAAAGCAGGCTCGAATCAACAAGCTTTTGGACGAGCACGGCGGTGCAGAGGTTAAGAAAGAGTTTATCAAACTCGGACTTGGGCACGAACCGGCGGTTTTAAAAATGCTCGCATCGGTTGCGGACAAACTTTACAAGGAAGGCTCTATTAAGGGTGACGGAAGCGTCGGAGAACCGCAGCTTACTCCGAAAGAGGCTCTTGCGGAAGCCCGCAAAATCATTGGGGATATGAAACATCCGTATCATATCAAGGATCACCCATCTCATAAGGATGCCGTGGCCAAAGTTAAAGAACTTTTTGAGGCCGCAAATCCAAAGGTCCAGTAGCTATTGACATAAAATAGGCGCGATGTACCATGAATGAAGGGACAATCTCTTGGGCAAGAGACCCCTTCATGCTTCTGAAGGCTACGATTCAGGCCGGACCCTGCAAAGGATAATCCCGAAAGTTGGCTTAAAACTTCAGCTCAAAAAATAAGTTTTAAATTTTAATTTTTGGTATTTCCAATGGAGGGAAGTATGTCACAAGAAATTACAGAGGCATTTGTTCAGCAGTATGGCGCGAACGTAATGCACTTATCTCAACAAAAAGGTTCTTTGCTCCAAGAGGCTGTCCGAATGGAGAGCCAAAAGGGCAAATCACGTTTCTTTGATCGTATGGGCTCAGTTGCCGCCGTTGTTCGCAGCGGTCGTCACAGCTCTACGCCTCAAATCGACACTCCCCACTCTAGACGTATGGTTACGTTGGTGGATTACGAGTGGGCGGACTTGGTCGATGACCAGGATAAAATTCGTATGTTAATTGACCCGACTTCTGAGTATGCGCTTGCCGCTGCTTGGGCGTTTGGTCGCTCCAAGGACGATGTTATCATCAGCGCGGCCTTCGGATCAGCTTACTCTGGTGAAACCGGTACTACTACTGTTACTCACCCTAACAGCCAGAAGTACGCTGCCAACGACGGTATCTCGTTCACTAACCTGAACGTGCGAAGCCTTCGCGCAGTTCGTAAGATCCTTCGCGGCAACAACGTGGATAAGTCTATCCCGATGTACATCGCGTGTTCTTCTGACCAAATTTCTGCGATGTTGGGTCAAACAGAGGTTACCTCTGCCGACTACAACAGCGTAAAAGCCTTGGTTCAGGGTGAAGTTGATTCCTTCATGGGATTCAAGTTCATCGAGATCAACCGTTTGAACGTCACCAGCTCTACTACTGCAACAGCAGCCAGTGGTGTTGTCGGCGCCGGTGTTGCCTTAACTGGTACCAACAGAGCGGTTATCGCGTGGGCGAAGGATGGGTTGCTCCTTTCAGTCGGCGAGGACTATGTGTCCAAGATCAGCGAACGACCTGACAAAGGCTACAGCACGCAAGTGTACGGCCGTATGTCAATCGGCGCTACTCGAATGGAAGAAGAAAAAGTGGTCGAAATTATCTGTAAGGAAGCCTAATCCTAGGCTTTCTTACTTATTTGGAGGTTTTAAATGGCTACAGTTTATGGTGTTAATAAAACAAGGCAGCGTGCTGTTCCTCGACAGAACATCCCCGCTGGCGAGGCGAAGGGTGACGTTCAAGTTGCTTACGACGAATATGTGTTTACTGCGGATGCGTTCGCACTGAACGACATTATCGAGTTGGCTCTTGATATTCCCGACGGCGCTCGCATCTTGGAAGCTTGTGTTATGGCCCCTTCACTGGGAACCGTAGGACAGTTTCAGCTCGGTACTTCTGGCGACCCGGATGCTCTTATCGCACTCGCAGAGTGTGG